GAACTACTATTCACTGATCTCAAGGACAAGGGAGGCGGTGAGTTTCATTGGAACGCTGCTGCTGTACGCGCTGCTGCTGATGGCACCCGTGGTGAGTGGCTTGAGGCGTTTAACTCCCAGATCTTTGGGCGTCAACCTAGAACAAGTCAAATAGCCTTGTGTTTATTCAATGATAAAGATATCACAGAAAGGTACTATGTGTGCCAACACGTGATGGTTAAATACAAGCGTGCCTTTCAGTTCTCTGGTTTACTGTATAGCAATCATGAAAATATTACTCGGTATCACAGCCATGTGCCTAGCACTGTCGAGAACGTAAACCGTATGCTGTTTAATAATAATTTCGTTCGCCTTGAGTCTCACCAGTTTCCTAATTTTGCAGCGTATCAGTTCGAGATACTCGGAGTTATTAATGAAAATCTCCCGTTCTGAAATCGAGCGGTACATCAAGCACTTAACCCTGGATCTTGACAAGACTGTGAGGTTCAACCACGAGGGCTGTGCTACCACAGTCACAAGTAAATCACTAAGTATAACGAGGACTAAAGATGGATATGTTGCCCATTGTTTTAAGTGTAGCGAATCTGGTTTTCTTCCTGATACTTCTGTATCGCCAGGAAAGATTCAACTACGAAATAGCAGCAGCCCTAGAGCACCATCAAACTGCACTCCGCCTCATGATGCGAAGACAAAACTATACGAGTTCGCACCCCGTATAACTGTCTGGTTAAAACAATTCCTCACTGAGCAGGAGATAATTAAACATGGTGTGGTTGCAGATAACATTCGGCTTCGTTGTTATTTCCCTGTCAATCCTACTGGTTGGATTTTTCGCAACTTTGATACTGAAGCTGGTGGTCCCAAGTGGTTCACCCGTACTGCCCGTGGGTACGGTTATTATCGGAGTGATAACCCTAGTGACACTGTTGTTATTTGTGAGGACTGTGTATCTGGAATTAAACTTGCTCGTCACTCAGATGCCCTAGCTTTACTGGGTACCACACTGCACGATAACGCACTGCGAATCCTTGCCAGACAGAGATACAAACGTGGTGTTGTGTTCCTTGATGATGACTCTGCACTCGTTAAGAATCAAGCACTTAGAGTCAAGCAACGATTAGAGCTTGTAATCCCATCCGTTACGGTCTACCATTCGGGAGGTGTCGATCCCAAGGAGACCGATGACTCGGTACTCAGGAGCCTAGTATGAGCACCATGATTTGGACCAAAGAGAAAGTCCAGAACGCCAGGGAACGCGGCGTTAACATAGATAAATTATTCGAGAACTTAGATAATTATGTATATCTAGAAAGATATTATATTAGTTATAAGAATAATTATATGTATACTTTATATACATCATCTGAAGTAATTAAAGATCTTATATCTAGAGATAAAGATGATTATATATTAATACATAATAGTCAGTTTGATAAAGTATTTAATATACTATCCGAGGTCGCAAATGATTGAGCGAGCGTTACTTAAAATCCTTGAGGACAAAAGTAATTACTCAAGGTTTAGTTCAGTACTCGGTGTGTTATCTCGTGAGACAGGAATCATAGTTAAGAACTTAGGTGAGTACTTCGAACACAACGATGAAGTATCCTGGCCTGACTTTGCTACATGGTTCTTCCAAGTTAAACATCCCAGCATGAAAGAAGATCAGTGTGAGATATACCGCACTGTGTTTGAATCACTTGAGTCTGCTGAGAGTACACACACTGAAGAACAAATCGCTGAAGCACTGAAGGAACGTGCTGTATTCACCGAGGTAGGTAACAAAGCACTCCGCATCGCTGAAGGTACTGGCGATGATCCCATGGAAATCTACCTGTTGCTTGACGACTACAAGAAAAACTCCTCGCTACTCAGTGAGGTTGAATCCCTTGAAGTAACCCATGACTTTGAAGAACTAGTGGACAGTATCACTGTGCGCTCTGGTCTTGAGTGGAGACTCGAGGAGTTGAATCTATCGCTAGGTCCAGTGAACAAGGGAGATCTGGTACTCGTAGCAGCTAGGCCAGAGGTAGGTAAGACTACCTTCCTGACTTCAGAGATCAGCTACATGCTGAGCCAGACTGAGGGTGACGTACTGTGGTTCGCTAACGAAGAAGCTGGCACTAAGGTACGGTGGCGCATCATCCAAGCTATCACTGGCATGACCACGAAAGATATCATCGCTGATAAACCCAAGGCCCTGAAGCTGTACAAGGATCTAGGTGGTGAGCGTGTACGTCTGATCGACAAGAAAGAGTTCAGCATCCATGACGTTGAACGACTCCTAGAAACTAGCAACCCAGCACTGATAGTCTACGATCAACTGCGTTTCTTCAAAGGCTTCGAGGGACAGGGCACTGACGTTGAGAGACTGAAGCACCTGTACCGTAAGGCTAGAGCCTACGCTGAGTACGCACCCAGCATCGTGGTACACCAAGCTAGAGGTGACGCAGAGGGACAACTGTACCTTACCCAGCAGCAGCTAGAGGGTACACAGACAGAGGTTCAAGGTGCTGTGGATGCCATGATTATGGTAGGTAAATCTCATGACCCATCTCTGGATCCTATGCTACGCGGTCTTAGCATTGTCAAGAACAAACTTACAGGAGGGGCAAGATCAGACCCTTCACTGAGACACGGTACCTTTGAGGTTGAAATCCAACCGGAGATTGCAAGGTACACAAGCAAGGTGCATACTAATCCCAACAGCTAGGGAGACTAATGATGTACTGCGTAATAGATCTTGAGACAACCATACGCAACGAGATCGGCAAGAACAAAGGTTCAGCACACTGGAGTAACAACGAAGTCTGCTACTACGGTTTGAAGTATCCGAACCAATCCGCAAAGATCTTCGACAGAGATCCTGTACCCTTACCTAGTCCTAAGAACATCATCGTAGGACAGAACATCAAGTTCGATCTGCTGTACATGCTGCGTAACGAACAGTTCCGCGAGCGGTTCAAAGACTACGTTATCTGGGACACACAGCTAGCCGAGTACTTACTGAGTGGTCAGGTAGATAAGATGATGTCCCTGGATAAGCTAGCTGCTAGGTACGGTGGGACACTGAAAGACTCCCGCATGAAAGAGTACTGGAACAACGGCATAGATACGCCAGACATCCCACGAGAAGAGATCATTCCCTACCTTGAGCAGGATCTACTGAACACAGAGCTGGTGTTCTTAGAGCAGGTTAACCTAGCTCAAGCACTAGCGATGATGCCGCTGATTACTTCCCAGATGAAAGCACTGAAGGCTACTACCATAATGGAGTTCAACGGTATGAACTTCGACAGCGGGAAAGCAGGGATACTCAGTAATGACTGCAAAGAACAGATGGCTACCCTAGAGAAGAACTTCAAGTCCCTGGTAGGTGCCATGAACGTAGAGCTGAACATCAGCAGTAACCGTCATGTATCTGCTGTGATATTCGGTGGCTCCCTGCCTTACTCTATCCAAGAGACAGTGCTTGATGATGACGGTGAGCCTGTGCTGTACAAGTCTGGTCTCAAGAAAGGTCAGGTCAAGACTAAGAAAGCTACCAAAGAGGAACACTTCACTCGCAAGATAGATCCCATGAAGCACATCATCAGTGCTAACAACAATGGCTATGATGTCAGCGTGACTGTGCTTGACCACCTACGCAAGACTGAGCCAGGAGTGAAAGAGATCTGTGAGCTAGTACTCAGACACAGAGAACTAGCCAAGCAGGTCAGCACGTACTATGATGGGTTCCGAGCCTTGCAGTATCCAGATGGATACATACACGGTGAGCTGAAGCACTGCAACACACACACTGGCAGACTCAGTTCCTCTGCACCTAACCTACAGAATCTACGGAGTAGCTAATGGACAGCTTTGAAATTAATCTAGAAAATTTAATTGAACACGAAGATGGTAGCTGCACTGTTACTTGCAACATAAGCACTGAAGCTACTAAGTGGCTTCTTGAAATAGCTCTGCAGAAAGTTCTTATAGATGCAGTGAATACTCTTGAGCAGGAGTCTAAGGAAGCCATCGCAAAAGCAAAGGACAGCCAGAGCTATCCCTAACAACGCATGAAGGTCAGGCATAGCTGACCCGAGGAGAGTGAGTGATGAAACGACCGACTCGTGATCAACTGGGTGGCTACAGCCTGAGTGAGTTTAAAGTGTTTTTAAAGCGACTGGGACACAAAGTGCCTCGAAACCTTTCGCATACGGGATACGTCACTCAATGCAAAGATCGTTACTTTCGTTGGAGGTGGTGGGGCGACGAAGGGTTTGTTGTTGATCGCAGTGAACCAAGTTGCAATTTTGACCGTTGGGCGAACAGTGTCGAACAAACTTATTCGTTTAGGTCATCGTATAAGACAAAGGGAGTGGGATGAATGAGCATCAAAGAGTGCATAGTCAGCAGGTTCCCTGACGGTGTGATAATGGAAGCAGACTACTCCCAGCTAGAGGTGATAGGTCTAGCCTACGCAAGCAGAGACAAGAACTTAATGGCTGACATACGCAATGGTATCGACCTACATTGCATGTCTGCTAGCTTTCTGTACAACCAACCCTATGACTTCATCAAGCTGCGGGTACAGCAAGGTGACGAGGACTGGGTACTGAAGCGTAAGAAAGCTAAGGGTCCAAGCTTCCAGCTACAGTACGGTGCTGGTGCCCACAGCATAGCTAAGAACTGCAACATCAGTATCGACGAAGCTAAGACGTTCATTGCTAACTACTACAACCGATACACTGGTGTTAAGGAATGGCAAGATCAAAACGTAGAGACAGTGCGTCAGTCACGTATACCTAGTGAACATCGTACTAACTACGGATTACCTGCTGGTACTGGTGAACTTCAGTCAGTCACTGGCAGAATCTACAGATTCATAGAGCAGGACGCACCAGACTGGTCCGACAGGCAGACAGACTTCTCTCCTACGCAGATAAAGAACTATCCTGTCCAAGGTCTAGCTACTGGTGACATCGTGCCTATGATGTTAGGCGTGCTGTTTGATAACTTCTACGATAACCCAGATGTATTGCTTATCAACACAGTGCATGATAGTATCTTGTTTGATGTGAGTGATGATGTTAACCACAGGGAGGTAGCCAGTAATATTAAATCCATAATGGAAGCAGCACCTGAATACTTTAATGCAAGATTCAATCCTAAAATTAAATTCGACCTCCCCCTTAAAGCTGAAGTGCAATGGGGTGAATCATGGGGTCACATGAAGGAGACATTGTGATGCAAACTGGCATCGTTGAAGCAGTATCCACCAAGCAAGTTAACACCCGATTCGGTGAAAAGACTGCATACTCCGTTAAGATCGAAGGACAATGGTACGGCAATGGATTTAAATCTCCTGGCGTTGAGAAAGGACAGTCCGTCCAGTTCGACTACAAGATGCAAGGGAACTACAAGAACATCACGAGTATTGTACCGACTGGGGGAGCACCAGCTCCTAGCGGTGGAACTACTAGCACTGGGTCTTGGCCTATTCCTAAAGACTCTGCTCGTGATCGGAGCATCATTCGACAGAACTGTGTCGGCAATGCTATCAAGCTTTTGGAACTATCTAAGGCGAAGGACGTAGACTCTGCCACTGTGATTGCCACAGCACGTGACCTTGAAGCGTACTGCACTGGTGATCTTGATGCTGCTGAGTCCAGTGCCTTCGATGACATTGTTGCAGGTAACGCAGACTAAGGGGGAATCATGCAGCAAGGCCCAGACGAATCTAGACTATGGGAACAGTGGTACGACCAGGGTCTGAAGGAACTAGATCTTAGTGAAGGTGATGCTGAGGACTACGCAGATCTCAGGCTTAGGAACTACATTCAACGGCAGCAGGATCACGAGTACTTCGATGAACTCGGCATTGATCCTGATGACTTATGAAAGTACATGTAGATGCTGACTCATTAGTCTACGCCTGTGGCTTTGCTGCAGACACTGAGCCTGTTGAGAACTGCCTGCACCTACTGAATATATCTCTACAGAAAATCGTAGATGATTTATCTCCCAGTAAGTTTCAGGTGTTCTTGACAGGCTCTTCTAACTTCAGGGACGCAGTAACCTCTGACTACAAAGCTAACCGTGTGAACATGCGTAAGCCAGTACACTACCATGCAGCACGGGAGCATCTGTACACACACTGGAATGCAGTGATCGTAGAGGGCATGGAGGCTGACGATGCTGTAGCCCTAGCCCAGACCAGTGACAGTATCCTAGTGTCTCAGGACAAAGACCTACGTATGGTCCCTGGCTGGCACTATAACTACCGTAAGCCAGAGCAAGGTGTGTTCCTTATCACTGAGGAGGAAGCACAGCGTTGGTTCTACTATCAGATGCTAGCAGGTGATCGCGTTGATAACATCAAAGGATTACCGTACTGCACTGAAGAGATCGTAGAGAAGTACAACCTATCACAGCGAGCACTCAAAGGCTGTGGTGACAAGACGGCAGAGCTGTTGTTATCTCATGGTGATACTGAATACGAGTGGTATGAGATCACAAAGGAATGCTACGAGTCATTCGATAATACCATGGAGTCATTTAACATTAACGCACAGCTCTTGTGGATGGTTCAGGAGCTAGACCAAGATGGCAACATCGTACCCTGGAGAGCACCATGTCCTTAGAAGCATTAGGTAACACTAAGCTAGATGCAGTAACTGCTCTTGAGCTAGCTAAGAAGTATAACTTTGACGCTATGTTTATCATGGGCATGAACACACAGACTGGGGAGATGGCTTTACTCTGTGGGGGAGATAAACTGGAATATGGTTTACTGTACTGGCTTGCTGTTGAAGCGCAGAAGCAGATCCACGATACCCCCTTCAGTGAAGATTAAACAGACAGAGATACAGTTCCACAGAGAACGGTTACGCAAGAAACAAAAAGATATCTGCCCACTCTGTGGCTGTGTACTCTCTGAGAATCTACCGTCCCTTGACCACGATCATAAGACAGGTGCTGTCCGTGGTGTGCTGTGTAGGAACTGCAATCAAGTGGAAGGTAGAATCCTAGCCTGGATTACCCGTGGTGCCAGAGGTAAATCAAAAGAGCTGTACCTTAAAAAGCTACTAGCTTACTGGAGAAAGCACAGCAGGAATATCACTGGGCTGATCCACCCTACTCATGGTAAACCTCGCCGTAGGCGTAGGAGGAAACGTGTACAGTAAACACTTCTTTGTTCCAGACACACAGATACAACAAGGTGTGCCTCTGGATCATTTAACTGCTGCCATGAATTACATCGTAGACCACAAGCCTGACACTGTGGTGGTCATCGGTGACTGGTGGGATATGCCTAGCCTCAGCACCTACGAAGCCAAGGGGAGTAAGTACTTCGAAGGACGCAGGTACAGAGCTGACCTAGAGTCAGGTATTGAAGCTATGAATGTTTTCATGGAACCGTTTGTTAAGTACAACGATACTCGCAAACGTAACAAGATGAAGCAGTACAAGCCTAGGATTGTATTCACTGAGGGTAATCATGAGTACCGAGTGCAACGGGCTGTTAATGCTGAGCCTAAGCTGACAGGTGTTATCGGTCCTGAAGATTACATCTCTGTACTGAAAGATTACAGTATTGAATATCATCCGTTCTTACACGTAGTAAATATTGACGGGATCAGATATTCCCATTATCATGTTAATCCCCACTCAGTCATGGGCTCACCTATCTCTGGTAGCATGGACACCATGCTCAAGAATGTAGGTTACAGCTTCACCCAGGGGCATACGCAGACCATGAAGTACGGTGTGCATTACCTGAGTGATGGCTCTGTACGGCAGGGCCTAGTGGCTGGGGCATTCTATCAACACGAAGAGGAATACAAAGGCCCTCAAGGCAACGCTCACTGGCGTGGCTGTGTGATGAAGAATGAAGTACGTAAAGGTAGATACGATCCCTGCTTCCTCAGCATAGAGTATCTACTCCGTAAATGGATCTAGCCTACGGCTAAAGCTTTAGCCCTCTTAGCTCAATAGGTAGAGCAACTGATTTGTAATCAGTAGGTTGGGAGTTCGATTCTCTCAGAGGGCACCACTCACTCTGCGTAGCTTAATCGGATAGAGCATCTGCCTTCTAAGCAGACGGTTGCTGGTTCGAGTCCAGCCGCAGAGGCCACTACGTAAGGAAACACTATGGTTAACTATGAACGTGATGAACTACTGACTCCGTTTGCTAAGAAGCTACTCCGTGATTACTACATGCTTGATAGTGAACAGAGTCCGCAGGAAGCCTTTGCTCGTGCTGCCACAGCATACAGCTTTGGTGACACAGCTTTGGCACAAAGGATCTATGATTACGCCAGCAAGGGTTGGTTTATGTTTGCTAGTCCTGTGCTGAGCAATGCCCCTAACATCGAGTGGCCTGCTGGCTTGAGCTGGAATGAAGCTAGGGACTGGCTACACAAGAACGTACGCAGTAAGGCTATGCCTATCTCCTGCTTCCTGTCCTACGTACCTGACAGTTTGAATGGACTGATTACTCACGAGACAGAGTTGCGGTGGATGACAGTGCAAGGTGGTGGCGTTGGCTCTCACTGGTCTGATATCCGTAGCATCGGCACTAAGACTACGAAGGGAGGTAAGACTCCTGGGATCGTACCGTTCATGCACTGCACTGACTCAGCTATGCTAGCGTACCATCAGGGTACTACACGCAGAGGCAACACTGCTGTGTACCTAGATGTATCTCACCCTGAGATCATTGAGTTCCTTCAGATGCGTCTGCCTGAAGGAGATATCAACAGGCAGAACCTGAACCTACACCATGCTGTGAACATCACTAAAAAGTTCATGGATGCTGTGGTACAGAATGCTGCATGGCACTTGACAGATCCTCACAGTGGTGATGTGATTCGTACCATGCCTGCTAGAGATCTGTGGCTCAAGATCCTAGAGACTAGGTTCCGTACTGGTGAGCCTTACCTGAATCGTGTGGATCTAGCTAACGAAGCTATGCACCCTGCACTCAAACAAAGAGGACTCAAGATCCATGGAAGCAACCTTTGTAACGAGATTCATCTCCCGACTTCTGAAAACCGTTCAGCCGTTTGTTGTCTCAGCAGCCTCAATCTTGAAAGATATGATGAATACAAACACACGCAAATTGTTAGAGATTGCATCAGATTTCTTGATAACGTGCTTGAGTTTTTTATTCTTATGGCCCCTCATGCTCTTAGCAACGCTCGTCGCGGTGCCAGTGCTGAGCGTTCTCTTGGTCTGGGGGCTATGGGATTCCATTCGTTCCTCCAGAAGCGAGGGGTACCCATAGAGTCAGCTATTGCTAGATCCCATAACATGGGTATCTTTAAGTGGATGAAGGCAGAGGCCCTTGAAGAAACTAAAACACTTGCTGATGAACGTGGAGCGCCTGATGATCTGGCTGCGTGGAGAGACACTGACGGAAGAAGAGTACGAAATGCACATCTTCTGGCTGTTGCTCCTAACAGTAACAACAGTATTATCCTTGACTGCTCTGCTTCAATAGAACCCTGGAAGGCTAATGCCTTTGAGAAGTCTACCCGTGCAGGCAGCTCTCTGTACCGTAACAAGTACCTGATTGCTCTGCTTGAACAGTACGGTAAGAATACCCCAGAGGTATGGGAGAGTATCAATAGTCACATGGGTTCAGTACAACACCTTGACTTCCTTACTGAAGACGATAAAGATATCTTCAAGACTGCTAATGAGATCGACCAGCACTGGATTATCCAGCATGCTTCAGATCGTCAAGAGCATATCTGTCAAGGCCAGAGTTTGAACCTGTTCTTCCCCAAGGGAAGTGATGTGAACTACGTTAACAGCGTACACCTTAAGGCCATGACGAGTAACATCAAAGGACTGTACTATCTAAAGACAGACGGACGACCCGTCGAAAGATTCTCTCAGCAAGTACAACGTGTTGCTCTGAATGACTTCGATGAAACTTGCATGGGATGTGAAGGATAAGTTATGAATCTAGGAACAGAGTTACAGCGGTATCTGGAACTAGGCATGGACCTACAGCACCGTAGGATTGAACGTGGTGTTGGTATTGGTAGGGCAGGATCTAATAACCGCGAAGAGAAAATCAAATGGAAGCAAGATATCAGAGAAGGATCTATAAAATCAGAGACTAACTTCCCAGCTACCTGGGGCACAGTACATAAGGACTAACAATGAACCCAAGAAAACTAGGTCTCATACCTAGTGTGAATGTGGGAGCACACTTGGAGGACGACATGATTACAGACGTAAGCACTGATTATCCTGGGATGTACTATGTTAGTGAAGGTAAGTACTTCACCGACTACAGAGGGAACAGAGTTGATGCGGAGATTACCAGCATTAACTCCGCAAATCCTCTGGAGAAACAGGTAGGTGGTAGTCACTACAAGGACTTCGAAATCCAACCTATTGAGTTCATCCAGAAGAACAAGCTGGACTTTATCCAAGGCTGCATTGTTAAGTACACCTGCCGTGCAGGTAAGAAAGATGCAACCAAGGAAGACATCGACAAGATTATTCACTACTGCGAACTATGGAAGACATTATGCTAACTGAAGTAAACAAAACATACAGACCATTCACGTACCCCTGGGCTGTGGAGATGACGCAGACCCACGAGATTGAACTGCACTGGCATGAGAAAGAGTGCAACCTACAGCAAGACGTACAGCAGTGGAACGATGGGACTATCACGGACAGTGAGAAAGAGTTCATCACTAACGTGCTACGCCTGTTCACCCAGTCTGACGTAGCTGTAGGTGAGACTTACAAGAACGTACTGATTCCTTACTTCAAGAACAATGAGATCAGTAATCTCTTGACAAGTTTCGCAAACCGTGAATCAGTTCACCAACGTGCATACGCTCTGATCCCTGAGACTCTGCGGTTCCCTGATGCAGAGTGGCATGCGTTCCTTGACTACAAGCACATGCGTGACAAGTGGGACTTCATGACTGAGGCTGCTGGTAACACGCTGAGCGACATGGCGTACACCCTAGCTAAGCAGGTATTTATGGAGGGAGTCTCCTTATTTGGTAGCTTTGCTATGCTGCTGTGGTTCAAGCAACAGGCTAAGATGCTAGGGATGTGTGAGGTAGTGGAGTGGTCACTGCGTGATGAGTCACTGCACGTAGAGGGAGAGGCTAAGCTGTTCCGTGAGTTCACTCACGAGCATCCTCGGATTGTGAATGATGAACTGAAGAAGCGTATCTATGATATCGCTAGAGAAGTTATCAAGCATGAGGATCGTTTCATCAACAAAGCCTTTGAGATCTATGAGCCTGATGGCTTCACTGCTGATGATCTTAAGCAGTACGTGAGGTTCCTTGCTGATCGTAGGCTTATCCAGCTAGGACTGAAGGGGAACTTCAACGTAAAGAAAATGCCTGCAAGCATGGAGTGGCTAACAGGCATCACGATGGGAGCTAGAGATACGAACTTCTTTGAGCGTAGGGTTACTGACTACGTACAGAAAGGTATGACTGGTGAGCTAGACTGGTCTGTCGTGATTTGACCGTAGGTCAGGGAGTGCCCTCAACCGAGGGCCTCTCTCCAATCTACCCCTTCCCATAGCCTAGCCTCTGCTTCACGCCTTCTGACCAGACCACTGAGCACTCTCCCATCTGCTTTATTCCATCTCCGCATTTCGTCAGGCACATCCCGGTAACACCCAGCATTAAGCCTCCGTAGTAAAGTACTCCTGCGTAGATTTCCAGGCCCAAGGTTATAAGTCCATGCCACGAGAGCATCGTACTCATTTTGTTCCAACGGGACTTCCACCAGCTCATTGACGTATCCCTCGAATTTCTTAAGATCATGAGTTAACAGTACCTCAGCTTGATGCTCAGTGATTACATCACCCTCATTCACATCGCCAGTATGACCATAACCAATAGTCCACACATAGGCAGGGCAGAGATAAGCACTAAGCTCACAGCCTTCAAAGTGTTTGATAAGTTCAATGCCTTCTTTTCCTGTGTTCATTCTGTGATCTTTCTTTCCATCAAGCGATCTAGCTTTGCATCTAGGGCTTCCAGTCTGTCGATGATCCGGTTGATATCCGCATGCACCTCAGTTTTAGTCACGTACTCCTTAGCTATCTCTTCTCTAGTTCTGTTCAACAGTATACTGATGCGTTGAACTTCATCGGTTTTAGTTTTGAATGTCCATGCTAGCAAACTGATAGCTGCGGTTAACAAACTGCTCCAGATCATATCGACTTCCATGTCATCGACCCCTAATCATAGTGAAGTAATTCCCTTGGTTGTACTCAGGCAGTAGATTCTTATGCACCCTGAGAGTTTCTAGCTGCTCTGTCATGCGGCGCATGCTGTTCACACCTAGCTCTGTACGTCCAGCAGGAGGAGTGACAATAGGCCCTCCCATAGTAGCTGTGATCGTAGGCTGAGTCTGCTGTCCATAGCCAGGAACAGTATTCAAGAACCCTTGCACCCTAGACCCAAGAGCCTGACGCTGTGTGCTGGTTCTACCCTGCGGGATTGTGTAATGCTGTGCATAGTTCCCTTGGTTATCCAGCATCACAAGAGTCTTAGTTCCCTGATCGTAGCTAAAGGTGTAACCAATTTCAGTTACATTACGTACTTCAGGAGAATCACGGAGAGAGGTAAGCTCTGTCTCAAAGTAGTTCTTCAGTCTGTCAGGGTTATCCTTAGCGTAGCGAGCACCCTCTCCCTGCCAGAACCTAGTGCTACGACCAAGAGGCAGTGCGTCGTACACTGTGTCCCAAGAGGGAGCTGTAGGCGAGGTAGTCCCAGGTGCAGGTGTAGGCAGAGGGTTATTCGTAGCTTGCTCAGAGAGGCGATCTACTTCCTCAAGGGTAAGCTCACCGTTCTGCCATCTAGTGGTTAAGTCAATCACGCTGTTCAAAGAATCAATCTGGAATGTCTCTTTGAATCTAGCAAGGAACTCACCACCAACAGCTTGTGCCTCTGCGTATTTCTCCATGAACCCTGCACCATACAGGTTAGTCATGATTGCAGCTTGAGGCATTGCACGAATAGCATTATAGCCATACCCTGCTTCCATCAGCTTACGCTGAGAGTCAAGGAAGTTAGTCAGGGTGCCGTTCTCTACCATGCTGAGGTAGTTCGTCTGTAGATCATTAAAGGTACTGTTCAGTGCAGCAGGATCTAGCCCTGTGTTAGCAGCTTCCTGTGCGTACACACTGCGAGCAGCGTTGAACACACCAATGATCTGAGTGCTGAGCGTAGCAGGATCTGTGTACCTGCCGTTCTCCATAGGAGCAGCTTGGATAATATTCAGCACTTGGTTAGTAGTGTCAGGGATCAGCGTGCTCTGCAGTGTACGAGAGAGTTCTCTCTGTGTCTCACTGAGTGCTCGCTCTCTACGCTCTGCAGCAAGAGATTCTGTCTCCCTTGTTAGACCTAGCTCTGCTCTTTGTAGCGTAACGTCTTGCTGTCGCTCTCTAGTAGGTCTACGGCTCAGTTGGTACTCAGCTTCTCCCTGAGCCAGCTCAGCAGAGAGTGTCTGTGCCAGAGCCTTACGCTCATTCAGAGCCTGCAGTTCCCTACTGGTTCTAATAAAGTTCCCACGAGCAATAGGATTCAAGGGGTTCAGTCCCCATCGAACCATGTCACTGTCGATCTGCTGTTCAATCCTACGAACACGCTCTTCCTCTGCAGCTAGATCACCAGCTACCCCCTGTGCTGTGCTGAAGGCACTACCCTGTGACACAAAGCCACGGAGTGCAGGTGCAGCTACAGGGAATCTACGGGACAGTTCACGAACCTTAGCACTGATTCTAGTCTGTGCCTGACTGGCATTCATCATGCCTTGGTTCTGTCCCTTGATAGTCCTGTCGATCTCACGAGCAAGATCCTCAGAGGCTGCTAGACTCTCTGCATCAGCAGGATCAAGGGCTGCTTGTCTTGATCTCAGAGAGTCAATGTAAGCTCTGGTCTGTTGAAGAGAGCCTTGCAGTGTCTCCATCTCTCTGCGTACCTGCCCCTCAGCATAGCCAATAGCTGCCTGTTCTATAGCAGGAGCAGTGACATCTAAGGCTCTAAGGGCAGTACGATCCTGCACAATACGAGCATTTACGGGAGTGTATGCTGTCTCATTAATATCCAGTGCCATCACTGCCTCTCTTCAATCAAGCGATTCAGCATCGCTTCGTTCATAAAAGAATCTCCTCGATAGGTATTACGGAATGCATCAAGGATCATCTGTTCTTCCCTGTTAGTAGGATTATAGATCTTGTTCATTACTCTCTTACGGATTTCGTAAGCATCCCTGCCCTCTATATCTAGATTCAGATAAATAGCCTGCAGTAGCTTGTTAGCTTTATCTACGTCGATGTTCTCACCCACTAGACCCTTAGCAAACATCAGCTCTTTGTACTGTCTGTGGATCAGATCAACCCTGCTGGTCAGGTACTCTTCTCTCTTAGTGGTATCCTCGAATACCTCGTAAGCGATAGTAGCTCGGGTAGGTGTGAACCCTGCGAACTTACCTGCTGTCTCTGCAAAGGTAGGATCAGTGAACAGTGTGTTGTACCTGCGATCTAGATACACTTGCTGCTTATACATCTGCCAAGCCTGCTTGGCATTACGAGCACTGCTGGGGATATCAAGCAGACCCTCACCAATCAGGGCAGCAACATCTACCGTGCTGATCTCTAGCTCTTGGTTAAACAGCAGCGGCTCAATGTACTGTACGAACTCTTCTCCTCTCTCCAGCGTACTGCTACTAGCACCTAATAGAACCTCAACAGGTGTCACCTCACCCTCAAAGAACCCACGGATCATGTTCTCTACACCATCAGCGATAGCAGATCTAGCAGAGAGATCCACCTCACCGTTAGTCAAGAACCCTGTCAGACCTTGCCATGCAGCAATAATCATCCAGTCCTCAACCTGATCCTGCTCTACGTTGAACATTCCTGCTGCGGTATCTACGATGTACTTACCGAAGGGGAAACCTACCGCACCATACAGAGCAACCTGCCCAACCATCATGCGTACACGTTCTTGCGTGGTGAACTCCCTGCCCTTCAGGCCGGGCACCATAGCTTCCATGTACTTAGTCATAACCTGCCAGAACTGCGTAGCTACTCCTGTAATACCCTCTTGGTATTGTGCTCTATTAGCACGAGACATATTCAGAGTTAAATTCTGCTGCTGCTTGAAGATCTCTCTCCAGTCAGCATCTGTGAATGCTCCGATAGCCTTACCTGTCTGTGCCTGATACCGCTGAGTAGCGATCTCCCAAGCGAACACACGAGCAGCAATCTCACCCTGACGGAAGAACACCAGACCTGTGTCAAGGAACTTCTTAAAAACAGCACCGGAGACTGTGTAGCCTGACACTGCTGCATCAAAGTCAGCGTTGTTACGTACTGACTGGTGCAACCCTGTCCTACGGAATGCCTCTACCATAGCAATGTAGTCATCTACATTCAGGTTCATTCTCTTAGCTAGGGTACGGAGAGTCTCGTCATCTGCGTACAGACCAGCTCTCAGAGCAAAGGCTCTGGGTAATCCCTTAGCTGCGAACTCAGGGTACATACTCACAGCAATGCTGGCAGACTGTGCCTGCATCCATAGCTGAGCAGGGTTAAAGAACCCAAGTAGAGTATGGAATGTTACTCCTCTGAGCTTAGCTGCAGGGTTACTGTCCTTCAGACGCATCACTGTCTGACTCACAGCAGAAGGAACTCTACCCTCCATCCAGTCAGTAAGCCTGAGCATGAAGGATTCCCACCGTGCTTCGTTCTCACTGGGCACACGGAACTGCTGTCTCAGGTAGTTCCTAAGATCCTCTAGCTCTGCCTTCATCGGATGCCCTTCAGGGATAGCATCGTCAAAGCTAGTGATACTAGGAGCATCTCCTCTCTTGGCATTAGCAGTCTTAATGAATCTCTGCTGCTGTGCCATACGCCACTGGTTCAGCGGGTACTGGTTACTCAGGTGCTGCATGTTCCTAGCTAGAGCCTGATACACAGGCACTGTTTCTACCTGAGCTTCATCCACACCGATACGCAGCTCGTCAGAGCTACGAGCACCACGGAACAGACCACTGCTGTTGTACTTCCTCAGCTCCCCAGAGAGAGGCTCTACCGTGTCCTCTTGGAAGATATACCGAACACCCTCAGCCGCTTGCTGGTTAAGTTCCTCAGCAATTCTCTCACCCTCTTTAACACCTCCCGCAAAGCGGACTGCCTTACGGTGAGGGTTAGTAGGATCTGTAGCTGTCTTAAGTACACCATTCAATGCTCCATCCCGCACCTCCATGACCACACCTCGTACACCTAGGTTGATCTTAGGAGAGTACAGATTCCTTCTTGCCCTCTGGTACGGACCTAGCTCAGAGATAGCATTCCTGGGCACAATGACCACAGAGTGCATCCCACCGTCAGTTCTCATAACATCATTCAGTGCCACAAGAACCTTATCCTGATCCTCAAGAGCAGCACGTGCCTCTGCTTTAGTCAGAGCCTTGTTACCTACTACGTCAAAGACCGTAGCCCCTTCATCCATGTTACCGAGCGTAGTGTTGATCTGTCCTGACGTAACCCTAGGAGCACCACGTAGCCCTTCATTGATAGCAATCTGCTTCAGCCCAAGGGCTCTAGCTCTGTCAAGGTCGATCTTGTTACCGATCAGGTAGAACAGATCAGCTAGCTCAGCGATGTTATAAAACGCTTGTCTCTCTGCTGCAGACTTCAGGTAGATCTTCTTGCCATCAGGACCAACGATCCCATCGTACGCTAGCTGGTACGGCGTAGGACGTACGTTCTGCCCTGACTTAATGATGTTACCTGCCGCATCGTACTCAACCTTGTTAGCTCTCTCCCACAGCTCATAGGCTTGCTCCACACGCTTACGTGCAAAGGTATCTCTGAGCCTACCCACAGGAGCCAAGGCTGCTTTGTACACACTAGCTAGCTGAGCAGCGATACGTTCCTGAGTACTGGCAATCAGCTCAGCACCAGCAGTCATTACTCTGTCGAACTTCTCCACAGGAGAGAGTGCTGCTCTTTCTGCAACAGTTGTCTGACGCAGCTCGTAAGCACCGTAGTCATCCAGCCCAGGGGTAGCTTCAAGAGTGTCAGTTCGTACCACACCTTTGTCAGCACGGTATGCTCTGAAGTCTTGGATACCCTGACGGACTACAGCATTGTTGCCTACGAAGTCCTCAATGATCTCTTGCGGATCACCACCTTCATCGAACTCTCTGAGCAGAGCTTTCTTCTGTGCTGCAGGGATATCAAGGAACTCTACAAGAGACTCGAACTCGTCATCACCTAGCTTGCCAGTACGTACATCCACAGGACCAAGGACATCCACTGCAACTACAAAGACATCCTCCCCTTCCTTCTGTGTAACTCTGATGCTACCTACCTCGAATGGTGTTCTCTCGTAGGCTTCTGCTAGCTGCTTCTCTGTTTCCTTAGTGATTCTCTCGATAGCACCAGCTACCTCACCTTGCTTCAGTAACTGAGGAGACAGGGTAAGTTCTGTGGTTAACACCTGCACACCAGCATCTCTGATGTTCTGCAGTTGCTGACGATCCACAGGTGCCAGCTTAGCCAGAGCACCGGGAGCATTAGGAATATGCTCTAGTCCTTCTACTGTGTCGTTACGGAAAGGCAGACCAGCTTGTACCAGCTCCTCTCTCGTAACCCCAAGAGCCTGAGCTACTATCCCTTCAGGATCTCTGATACCTGTAGCCACAGTGCTGTCAGCAAGAGCGGCATTCCTAGCTCTCTTAGCATCACGGACTACCTTCATGCTACGTCCTAGCTTTGCTGCACCAGTGAGAATCGCAGTAGCGTCAATGCCAGCAAAGACTTTCTCTAGGTTCTGAGAAATAGCAAGAGTGTTCTCCCCATCAGGGGACAGGAAGGCTTCAAAGGTAGCAGCTACGAAGGTCTTATCAGCATCGTAGGCTTCATTAAGCTGTGTCAGCAGCGCAGTGTAGAATCGTGCTTGGTCCTCTGCAGATAGCTGCTTTACAGCCTCTACCATCTCAGGCTTAACACCAGACTGCACGATGTCTGTCAGTGCTACCCCAGGAATCATAGAGACAGCGATGTCCCCAGCAATATCCCAGCCGTTGTAGTCCTTCATGTACTCAGACAGCATGTCCATTGCGTAGTAACGTGCTGCTGTTTTCTCTTGGATACCTCTGGGCACATCAGGGTAGGCTTTAACCACAGCACCCATGTACGGAGCAATGATGCTCTGTTCGATAGCTGCATCTTCTTGGATCTTGTCAGCTACGATCTCAGGATCTGCTTCACCAACGATAGCTTCTGTGGTCTGTCTGTTAAAGGTAGTCAGGAACTCAGTGAACTTAGCTTTCACAGCGTCACTGTTGAACTCTGCATCTGCCTTAGCTTGCTCGTAGGTGTTAGCAATGCCAGCATCCTGACCCTCTGCCAGTCTACCCATAGTCTCCAACACAGCCACGTTATTAACCTGTGTGTCTGTGGGAGGCATGTCCAGCACTAAAGGAAGAGGATCAACAGTAGGATCTTCTTCAGCACTGTACGGATCTACTGTATCTACAGGCTCTTCGATAATGGCATCTGGCTCTCGCATTTCTGCCATAGCTTCTCTGGGTGTCATGGTTCCAGCTAACACTGCACCAGCAAGAGTCAAAGCAATACCATAACGTTGAGCAATCTCAATAAGTCTATCATCAAAAACTACATAATTAGATGTTGCACCACGAGCATTATCGCCACGAGACATAAAATCTGCGTATCTAATCCCCTCAAGACCAATGTCCCGCATCTTTGCCGCAGCTTCTTCTTCAGGACTACCTCTCCAATTCTCTATATCAGCAATTTGTTCTTCTAAAGT